AAGTGTTAGTAGAGATCAGTTAACAGGGTTAACTAAACAAAGAGTTTTTAACCCATACGAAGAAACAGTATTTGAGGGAACTAATTACCGTAGTCATAGTTTTGATTTTGACATGGTACCTAGAAACCCACAAGAAGTTACACAAATAAGAAATATCATATCAATGTTGAGAGATTCTATGTTACCTGGCATGGATGGAACTAAAAACCAATGGTTAACTATTCCTAGATTCTTTAAAGCATCTATGGTGAGGTATCAACCACCTGTAGCAGGGGGTGATATCATGAATGGTGAAGAGAGACTTAATGAACCTGCAATGTTATCATATATTATGCAATTCCCTGTAAAAATGGTTCTTACAGGAATGGAAGTAAATCTAACTCCTATGGGTTCACATACCAGTTTGAGAGATATGGCATGGGGTGGATTTCCCAATGCAACAGGTGACGGACTGGATCAAGGTCCTGCTGCGTATAAAATGACTCTAAACTTTGATGAAACTGCATTCATCACAAGAAATCTACTTGCAGGTGGTACTGGTTACAAACAAGATTGGGATGGAGTTGGTGATCAATCTGATGAGGCAAGTTTAATGGATAAATTTATTGATGATCAAAATAGCATAAACGCAGCAAATGCGACTACACAAGGGGGTAATACCTAATGGCATATTTTAGATCCCTACCTAACGTAAAAGTTAGAATAAAAAGCACTAGGAACAATAACGTAGAACCATACGTTGTTGCTAAGAATATCTTTAGAAGAATTAAACTTGTAGATGAGATACAGGGTAATGTATTAGGATTTGAGCAATATACCATTGGTAATGACGTAAAACCTTACCAAGTTGCTAACGATGTATATGGTAATTCCCAATATGACTGGATTATCATGTTATGCAATAATATAACAAATTGCTATAAAGAGTGGCCAATGTCAGAACATGAGTTATACACATATGTCCAAAAGAAGTATAATGGTGCTATAACCATGGTTCACCATTATGAGACAAATGAGGTAAAAACCGATAAAGGTGAAACTATCCTAGAAAAGGGATTACAGGTAAATGGCGAATTTCGCTATTATAACTCAGATGGCACTATAGTCCCAAATGTCACATATCCTGTTTCTAACTTCGAATACGAAAGAACCGAAAATGACAAAAAAGCGAATATTTGGTTATTACGCAAAGGATACGTTGCTGACTTTGTTTCAGAATATCGCAATTTAGTCAAATATTCTCCAAATGACGAAGTTGGCGATGATGACGTTAAGATGACATGGAAAGCAGTGGAAGAAGTCTTTAATACTAAAAAAGACACATATACTACTCGTTACGGTGCAGTGCCAACTATCCAGTTTGCTTCTTCACAAGAATTGGTCAATAGAACCGTTACTGTCGAAACTACAGAATCTGGTGCACAGATCAGAACAGTAGATAATACAAATACTGGTCAGAACAGTAGTGGAGTTACAGCAGGTACTACTGATTCATCATCAACTCAATCAGGTAGTTCATATTAGGTATTAATACTTATATCGACCCTACAGACAAAAAAATACCCCGAATTTTTTATCGGGGTATTTTAGTTTCTAAAGGCGAATTATATATCACCCTCCGTCTATATCACATCCAATGGTAGCACCAGTCACCACACCGAGTGGTATTGCCCACCATCTTCCGTCTCCTCTTGATAATGCTGCACCTGCTGCACCACCTAAGATACCACCTGCAATCTTACCATCAGAACAATCATTGTTATCATACTCTATGGTTGTCCGTCTTCTGAATCCACTACCATCACGACATGGTACTTCTATTTTGTCATGCCATGATCTAATATATCCTGGTCTTTTTGCTGTGCCAGGAGTATACTCTTCTCGGTATTCCTGACGATAACATTTTCTGTCTAAACTATGTCCAGTACTTGATGAGTCTGGTGCTTGACTTGTATGTCTATTCCTCCACCATTTAAAACTATCATTATGGTGTTGGTATGATGGTGTATTTGTATCCCAATGTCTAGGTTCCATATAGGAACCTGCTGACACTGGACTAGCAAATAGAAGTGCTGCTAGTGCTAATTTCATGAGCACCTCCTTGCTCTTGCTCTCTCCTCTCGGAGATATTCTCTATGTTCGTGATCGTAATTGATATCGATCCCCAGACTCCTCTTACTAGGTGGGTGTTGTCGTGCTTGTGCACATGTTAGATTATGAAGTGCTCCTTCATATCTATTGAGTCTGGTGTTTGTAAGAGTCGCTATCCCTTCATAGTGCATCTGCACTACCAATCGTAACGACTCTATTGCTACATCAAGTTTAGATTTTAAGACAGTGGTCTCAAGTTTTTGATTTGCCATAATAAAATTAGTATAAAGTTAGTCCTCTTCTGCTAACCTAGAAAAGTAAGCAAGATCAGGATCTACCTCTGTCTTTAATGATTCTACTGCACTACCAAACCCTTTGGTTGCTACAGTGGTCTCTTCTTTAACTGTCACAGGAAGTTCTAATTCTTCCTCTTCCTCACGAGATACTACTCTCGCTTTTCCTTTACCAAGAACAAGGTTGAGACGCTTCTCAAGATCCTCGTAAGACTTAAAGTTCTTAGGACTTGTGAATTCTACCAAAGAATATTCTTGGTTGTAAATCTCTTCTAGTTTAGCATCATCATAATCACCTAGTGTTGATGGGGAAGCGAACTCAGAACGATCATAGTTCCAGTATCCATCTTGCTTAACTATCTTTAATTTAAAGTCAGCACCCTTCCAGAAATCGAATGGGTTGATGGGTTCTTCATCCTCAAACTGAGGTTTCATTGCTTCTACCAACTTGTCATGGATCTTCTTACCATACTTGTACAAGAAGACACGACCTTCATTCTCTGGGTGTAGTGGGTCTTTGACTACTAAGATGTTACTGAAGTAAGAGAGTTTTCTCTTCTGCTTTCTTGCTACATCTTTATCAGAATCAATACCACTGTTCCATAGTACACGGTTTAGTTCACCGACAGGATCATTTTGACCTAGTGTAGTCAAACTGTTCTCGATGTACCAACCACCAGTTCCTTGGAATGCATGACTCCAGACCTGTGCCCATGGTAACTCCTCTCCTGTAGGTGCAGGAAGGAATCTTATTACAGCGTAACCGTTACCTGCTTTATCGACTTCTGGTTTCCAGAGTCTATCATCAGGACCGTTACCGCCTCCTTTGCTGCTAAGTTTCTCTAGCTCCTTAGTTAGTTTTGCAACTGAACCTGAGGATTTCTTAAGCGATGCAAATGACATTTGTATTCTCCGTATGTTTGTATTTGGCTTGTTGTACTGTGTTATCGTACCTTATTATTTAGGCTTTGTCAAGTAGTCCCTTTCTCCATGTCAGCAGTTTCTGTTCCATGGCATCCAAGACTGCCATTAGGTTTTGACCACCTGAGTACACGCTACTACACTTATCGATCTTGTCCTTGATTGCTTTGATATCATTCTCTTCTCCCTCTGCTTCCAAGTCAACATGCTGCTGCATTAGATTGAGTCTAGCATAAAATACTTTCTGTTTAGCTATAAGTTCTAGTGTCTTCTCAATATGTTCTAACTGTCCGTCCTCATCTAGTGTCTGAAAGTTCTGTGACATTCTTAATAGATCAGTATAAGTCTGCTGAAGATCATCTAACTCTTCTGCTATAACTTCTGACTTAAAAAAATCTTCTGCTGAATTTGTCATAGTGGTAACACCCCTCTAGTAGTTCTCTTTATACAATTAAGTAGTTGTGCGTTTGCTTTAATCTTATCCTTCAGTGGTTTAGAAATGAGTTTGTTTACTACCTCAACCTCAATATCATAGTCATCACATACAGTTGCTACTGCTTCTATGTAGTTTATCAATCCATTTGATTCTGCTACACAAGTCTCAACTAAACCACTAAACTTTGCTTGTGTCATAAAGTTTTCTTCTAGTTCTTTCACGCACCGACCTCCTCTTTCACCCAGTCAGTTAACATACTCATCTTAAACTCTGTGATCCATTCACATAGTGTATCAATGTAAGGTGCCTTGTCGTAACGTTGTTCTACCTGTGTCTGTCCATCTTCTGCTACGGATAGAGTGACAAGTTTATCAACCTCAACACCAGTTCTTTCCCAATACATGTAAGCATACGCTGCTTCCTGTACGAAATACTTCTCCAACCACTCTGTTTTCTTAAGAGCATTGGTTGTTTTAAAATCTATTATAGCAAGTTCGTTATCAAATTCAGCGATGCAATCAACACGGCCAGCCACACCAAGGTCATCGGAATAAAGAGGAGCTTCCAAAAGATGTATATTGTCAATCCGATCAAGCACCTCACGAGAAGACCCGAAAAGGAACTGGGGAAGACCTTCGCTTTCTTTAATTTTTTCAGCTTCATTGTTCAGATAATACTCCACTATACTATGGTACTGTGTACCTCGCCATGCAGATTGTCTTCTGATCTTCTCTGCCTTCATGTATCCAATCCTTTGTTCCCACTTCTTGATACCTTCTATGGATTGCTTACCAACCACAGTAGTAACAGAAGGATACCACTTACCTGATGGTGATTTGTAGAACCTTTGACCCTCAACGTTTTGGGTTTTTAATTCTGCTAGTTCACTAGCAGCACCCACATGATTAAATGTTTTCATTAAACAAGTCCTGATTGGATTTTACTGACGAGATATTCTCTGACTAAACCGCTTCTAACGATGTCTTCTATACCAAACTCTATTATATCAAATGATGGCATAGTTTGCAAGATCTTCATGAAATCTAGCACACCAGTCTTCTCATGAGTTTTAATCAAGTCAGACTGGGAGTAGTCTCCAGAGAATATAATCTTACAATCCTGACCAACACGAGTGACAATAGAATCTAACTCATGGAAGTTAAGGTTGGAGAACTCATCAACAATTATGATACACCTATCAAATGTAGTACCTCTAATGAATGATGTAGACCAGAAAGAAATAGTTGCTTGAGTCCTTAGGTTATCATAAAGCATCTCGAAAGATGATTCATCAGGCATCTCAAACATGTACTTCACCATGTTCTTGTATGGTATCTGATACAGATTACTCTTATCCTCATGGTCACCTGGTAAGAAACCAATCTCTCTAGTAGGTACGAGTGATCGAACCATGTAGATCTTCTCGTAAGGAGAATTTAGATCTAGTATCTGTTCGAGTGCAAGATATAAACTAATGAATGTCTTACCTGTACCTGCAGCACCATGTAGTACAAGGTTTTTACCTGCCTTGTAAGACTCAAAGACCTTCTTCTGATTGTCCGTTAAAGGCTCAATCGTCTTGAGGTGGTCAATGTTAATAGGTTTTGCTCTTCTGATTTGCTTCGATGACATAGCCGCTATCGGAGTACCACCGTTCTTTCTTTTCCTTGGCATTAAGTATACCTCGATAGGTTTGCTTTAGGGTGTGCGTTCTGTATTTTAGACATCACATCCTTAAATCCATCAGATTGTTTTGGTTTGCCATAGATGGCAGACGTACCTTGATTGCCAAAGTATCTTTCTAATTCTGGGTGCTCCTCTTTATATTTATCCAGAGCAGTCATAGACATGGATACTTCTATGATCTCACCAGTTTCTTTGTTTCTAAAATCGTAGTTGGGCATTAGTCTATCCTCAAACAAGGTTGTAGGTCATTGTAATAGTCATCATCACATTGACAATCTTCTACAGTAGGACACCACCCCATTGCTTTAGATACTGTGGGGAAGTTACAGATGAAGTGGTCACGACATAGGTTTGCTATGTCCATGTGCTCCTTCTGTGTACCGTTGGCAGTTCTTAATGTTATGTAGTGCATCCAAGAACGTGCACTTCCTGTCATGTATATTCTAGTAGGTGTTGCTAGTGGGAGAACCATTCTCGCACATTCCTTCGCAACCCCCTCACGAATAAGTTCGCTGTATAAATCAATTCCTTCAGCGAAGTACTGCGAGATCCTCCCCTGTAAGAACGCAACTTGTTTTTCATCTAGGTCATCAATAGAGTTTTGTCTGTTCTTTTCATCCTGTCTCCTTAAGTCTGGAACTTCTATGTTACTACCAAGTAGTTCGGTATTAGCATAGCGTTGTGAGAACTCTTGGAAAGTAAATGATCTATGTCTGAGAATTTGTGCACCAATAGCACGAGAAGTATTAATCTCTAGTGTCATGTGTGCTTGCTCAAAGATAGACCAATGTCCATGCTCAATACAATACTCCAACAACTTCTCAACCTTAGGGTTGTCTTGGTTGTTGGGGTTAGATACTCTTGCGATGTATCCTATAGTTTTTTCAGCGTCAGGAGTGACGGAAACGAAACAGACTTTACTCATCTAAGAATTTTAAATAAACAATACAGTGCTAAAGAATAAAGATATCCTATTGGTGGTAGTCCAAACAATGCAGGAATACATATGTTCCATGCTCCCCATACTATAAAGGGTGCGAATATTAAACCGAGAGTATTATCAACGAACTTGGAACCTAGTTCCTGATAATATTTGTCATCCTCTTTACCATCTTTAAACCCCTGTTTAAATTGATAGAAAGGACTCTTCACTTCTTCTTCCTTACTTTCTTCTTGCTGTCTCGCTCGACTTCTTGCATAGATCTCCATTGCCTCACGGGAACTCTCCCATCTGCTTGGTGCCATCCTTTTAATCCCTCCTTGTATAGATCCCAATAGTGATCAAAGATACCTACGGTACCATTATGACCTGCTATTACAATATCATGTAAAACCTTATCATCCTTTACATACTCAACGATGTAAGCACTGACAGGTAGTTCTTTGTTGTTGTCTTTTTCTAAGTTGCAATCTTGCACTAAGACCTTCATGACCTACCGCCCCAGACTATCTCTGGAAATGCTTCTTTCACACATGCTTGTGTGACCTTATATCTTTTATGTAAATTCTTATTTACTGCTTTGATTACGACCTCTGCTTCATCTTGATGCAGACCTTCTAGCAGTTGGATGAACATGGTTTCTCTCTTAATAGGAGTGAGTTTAGAACCACCCTTAAAGAAATGGAATAGTATCCTTGCTTCATGTTCTA